AAGAAAAATTTATGCAGATAGGTGAGGATATTGAAAAAGGTATTGTTGATAATTTAACTGATGCCGTTATGGGAACACAAAGTTTAGCTGATGCTGCAATAAATGTATTAAATAATCTTAAACGTAAATTAATTGAGGTTGCAATACAGCAAGCCGTTTCTGGAATAGGCAAGAGCATTGGTGGATTCTTGGGTAATGTTTTTGGTGGTGGCAAGGCAAGTGGTGGGCCAGTGGCTGCAAATAAGACTTTTTTAGTTGGCGAGAAAGGTCCAGAAATTTTGTCAATGGGTTCAAGCAGAGGATTCATCACACCTAACAATGCAATCGGTAGAGGTGACAATACTACAAATATTGTTAACGTATCAGTAGACGCCTCTGGTTCTTCAGCATCTGGCAATAGTGCTGATGCACAACAATTAGGTGCTGTTATTGGGGCTGCTGTACAGGCTCAACTTATAAAAGAAAAACGCAGTGGAGGTTTATTAGCAAGATAATGGCAACTTTTCCAAACTTCACACCGATTTACGGATCTTCAAAAACAATAAATACAAAAGCTGTTGTTGTAGCTCTGGGGGATGGTTATGAACACCGCACTCTCTTTGGATTGCCGCAAAACCAATCTCCAATGACACTTGATTTGACCTTTAGTGTTTCTGAAACTGATGCTGATACTATTCTTACATTTATAAATGATAGGGACTTAGATCAAGCAAGTTTTGATTATACTCCTACTGATGAATCGTCTGCTAAAAAATTTAAATGTATAAAAAAACAAAAAACAATTCCTTATAACAACAGAGCAATAATTAATTTAACTTTTGTACAAGTATTTGAACCATAATGGCAATACCTACCACTGAACTGCAAAAAATAAATCCTAGTGCATTGATTGAATTGTTTGTAGTTGAATTGAATGTTTTATTGCATGGTACTAATGAAATATATAGATTTCATTCTGGCACTAATGAATTAAATAACGACATAGTATGGCAAGGAAATTCTTACTCACGATTTCCTATACAAGCTGAAGGGTTTGAATATTCTGGTACTGGGTCATTGCCAAGACCTACTTTGACCATTTCTAATGTTTTTGGTTTTGTTTCTGCGTTAATAATAAATACAAATAAAGTCACAGCAAAAAATGATTTGCAAGGTGCAAAATTTACAAGAATCAGAACTTTAGCTTCTAGCCTTGACGCTATTAATTTTACAGATGGAACAAATCCTTTTGGTACTCCAAACTCAAACGAACTTCCGCAAGAAATTTATTTTATTGACAGAAAAACAACAGAAAATAGAGAATTTGTTCAGTTTGAATGTGTTTCAGTTCTTGACTTGCAAGGTATAAGAGTTCCAAAAAGACAGATCACAAGAAAAGATTTTGACGGAGTTGGTACTTTTATAAATACATGACTTGGAAAACTGACGCTGAGAAACACGCTTTTGATTCTTTACCTAATGAATCCTGTGGATTATTAGCAATTATAAAAGGCGAAAAAACTTATTGGCCATGTAAAAATATTGCAGAATCTTTGCATGAGTATTTTATTCTTGATCCTGATGATTGGGCTAACTGTGAAGATAATGGAGAAATCATAGGTATAGTTCATTCTCATCCTATAGGTTCTATTTTTCCTTCTGAAAATGACAAGGCAAGTTGCGAGTTTTTAGGACTTGAGTGGTTTATTTATAGCCCAGTAATTAAAGATTGGTATTCATTTAAGCCTAGCGGTTGGAAAGCCCCTTCATTAATCGGTAGAAGCTTTATATGGTCTGTACATGACTGCTGGTCTATAGTGACAGATTATTTTAAAGAAAACAAAAATATTGAAATACCATATTGGAACAGGCCAAAAAAAATAAAAGATTTTATTAAAAATCCAGAGTTTGAATATGCTTTACCAAAATTAAATTTTATAAAACAAAAATCATTAGACGATATACAAAAAGATGACGTTTTGCTTTTTCAATCAGTAACAGGTAATTTGGATCATGTTGCTATTTATGTTGGTGATAATATGATACTTAATCATAATATTCATAAATTATCTTGCAGAGAGCCGTTTGATATGGTTTATCAGCAAAATTTAAAAGGGGTTTATAGATATGAGTCTTAAAAAAATTAAAGTTTATGGAAAGCTAAGAAAGTTTTTAGGTGAGTCATCTTTTGAAGCTGATGTTAATACACCGTCACAGGCTATAAAATTTTTGCTCTGTAATTTTCCAAAAGTTGAAAGTCACATGGCAAATCAGTTTTACAAAATAAAAATGGGCAAACAAGATATTCCTCTTGACTTATTAAATTTAAAGGGTAAAGAAGATATAAAAATTATTCCTGTGGCATCTGGATCATTGCCCGCTGTTGGGGCTATTTTTTCAGGACTTGCTTCAGGGGCTGCTCTTGCAGCAACTGCCGTTTCTGCTATTCCTGTTGTAGGTGGAGTTGTTGGAGGGGTCATAGGTGTTGGAGCTCAAGTGATTGGTGCTGTCGGAACGGCTGCTACTTTTGTTTCAAATATTCCTGTAGTTGGAGGAATAGCTAGTGCTGTTGCAACAAGTGTTGCTATAGATGGAGTAACTTCTTTATTAACACCCACACCATCAGTTCCAACCTTATCTGCGGCTGAAGCTTTTTCACAAAATGACCCACAAATGCAAGCAAGTAATTTTGCTTTTAGTGGCATACAAAACGTCAGCAGAAGTGGTGTTGCGGTTCCAATTATTTACGGGGAAAGGTTTGTTGGAAGTGTAATAGTGTCAAATGGTGTTGATACGATTCAAGTCGATGGGACAGCATAATGCCAATACCAAGCTTTAACGAAAATCAAAGGATCACAGATCCAAAATTACCAAAAGATCAACTAGGTAGTACTCAACGGTCAACAGTCGTTCATGTGCTGGGAGAAGGTGAAATTGAAGGCTTTCCATCTGCAACAGGAACTCACAACACTCCAGAATATAACAACGGAAGTCTCAAAGACGTATTCCTTAATGGAACACAGGTTTTACAGCAATCAGCAAGCAACACAAATCCGTCTACAAGTGATTTTAATTTTACAGATGTTCATTTTGAATCAAGGCTTGGAACATCAAATCAACCGCATATTGCTGGCATTTCTGACATTGAAACAGAAAATACAGTTGGAGTTGCAGTTACAAATGGAACACCAGTATCGAGGTCAATAACAAATACTAATATTAATGCTGTAAGAGTAACTGTTGGCTTTACTGCCTTACAAAAATTTGAAGATAACGGAGATATATCTGGAACTTCTGTTGATATAAGAATACAGATAATACAAAATAATGGGACAGTTAGTCCAGCTATTACTGATAAGGTGACAGGAAAAACTGCTAGTGCATATTTTAGAGATTATAGAATTAATATTCCATCAAGTTTCAATTTTCCAATAACAGTTCGGGTAATAAGAGACACAGCAGATAGTAGCGTCACGACCTTACAAAATGGAACAGTATTTTCGTCATTTACAGAAATAATAGACAAACAAAACGCATACCTAAATACTGCTCACGCTGCAATAAGAGTTGATGCCGAGCAATTTCCACAAACTCCAAGAACTATGTTCCGAGTGCGTGGAGTCAAGATAAAAATTCCGCATAATTCAACTGTTAGGTCTAATGGTTCTTTATCTTTTTCTGGTGTTTTTAATGGCACACTTAAAACTAACAAAGAATATTGTAATGACCCAGCGTGGGTTCTTTATGATCTTTTGACTAATGTTAGATATGGATTTGGAGATCATATTACAGAAAGTGAATTAGATAAATTTGCTTTTTATTCTGCTTCTGTATATAACTCAGAACTGATCTCAGACAACGAAGGAGGCACTCAGCCACGTTTTAGCTGTAACGCAGTTATACAAAATCAACAGGACGCTTATAAGCTCATAGGAGAGCTTTGTAGTGTGATGAGGGTGCAAGCATACTATCAAGCTGGCAGTATTACTATTACTCAAGATAGACCAACTGACCCATCATATTTATTTACTCTTGCAAATGTTATGCCTGATGGCTTTAGTTATACAAATACATCTAAGCGTATTAAATATACAGTTATAAATGTTCAGTTTTTTGACATGGAAACTCAAGAATTTGATTATGAAACTGTAGAAGATACATCATTACAGACTAAATATGGTTTTGTTGTTAGAAATATTCGGGCATTTGCAGTTACATCAAGGGGAATGGCACACAGGCTTGGGAAATGGTTTTTATATACCCAAGCAAATGAAGGTGAAGTTGTTTCATTTACCACAACACTTGAAGCGGGAACTCTCGTTAGAGTTGGTGCTGTTATAAAAGTTGCTGACCCTGTAAGGTCTGGACTTAGAAGAGGAGGTCGGATCAGTAGTGCTACTACAACTCAAATTACAGTTGATGATTCTACAGATACAGACTTAGATGAAACAAATAATCCTGTATTGTCAGTGATAATGCCTGATGGCAGTGTAGAAACAAAAACGGTAGGTTCTATCTCAGGGTCAGTAATAACTGTGACAAATGCTTTTAGTACTGCTCCAAATTCAAATTCTGTTTGGGTTTTAGAAAATGATACTGTAGAAACTCAATTATTTAGAGTTGTTGGTGTTACTGAAGTTTCTGCTCTTACTTATCAAATTACTGGGGTATTTCATAACACAGGTAAATATAATTTTGTCGAAGATGGTACAACACTTCCAACAAGGACAATAACAACTTTAACAACAAGAAAAGACCCACCATCAAACCTTGCTGCAACTGAAAGCATAGTTGTTGTTAATAATAGGGCCATAAGTAAAGTATTTATTACATGGCAGCCTGTTAAGGGTGTTTTAGAATATCAAGTTCAATATAGATTTAATAATGGTAATTTTACAAATGTTACTGTTACCAGAACTGATTTTGAAATACCAAATAGTGAATTAGGTACATATGAAATAAGAGTTTTTAGTTTTAATGCTTTAAGAATTACATCTAACTCACCAGCATCAATTTCTATTGCAACAATTGGAAAAACAGCAGTCCCAGCTAATGTTCAAAATCTAAGAATAGAACCTTTAAGTCCAAAACTTATAAGATTGAGGTGGGATTCTTCTGTAGATGCTGATGTTTTACATGGTGGGTTTTGCCGAATACGTCATAGTCCCAAAGCTGATGGCTCTGGAACTTTTCAAAATGCTACTGACATTGACAAACTTGCTGGAAATAGCACACAAATTACTGTTCCATATATTGAGGGTGAATATTTAGTTCGATTCGAGGACGATACTGGCAATTTAAGTGCAAGTTCAGCTTCCATTATTCTTGACTTACCAGATGCTTTAGGTGCATTAACAGCACAAACTAGAAGAGAAGATAACGATTCTCCTAAGTTTCAAGGTGCGAAAACAAATGTAGTTCTTGATAATTCTGTTGATGCAATCAAACTAACAGATCCAGCTACAAATGCTACTGGAGAATATGCTTTTAATTCTGTTTTAGATTTGGGAGGTGTATTTAGTCTTGATTTAAAACGTCATATTTTATCTGAAGGGTTTTATTCTGGGAATTTATTTGATTCAAGAACTGCATTAATTGATTCTTGGTCTGATTTTGACGGACAATCTGCAACCGCAGTGAATTGCGAGATGTTAGTAGCGGTAACGCAAGATAATCCTTCTAGCTCACCAACATTTACAGCATTTCAAACCTTTGTGAATGGTACTTATAAAGGCAGAGGATTTAAATTTAAAGTTATTTTAAGTACAACCGACCCAGCCCAAAATATTAAAGTTTCAGAGTTAGGTTATACTGCCACGTTCCAAAGAAGAACAGAGCAAAGTGCAACTGCTATTGCTTCAACTGCTGGTATTAAAAATATTGTATTTGATAAACCATTCTTCACAGGAACAAGTGCTTTGTTAGGAGCAAACAGCAACTTGCCATCAATAGGAATTACTGCAACAGATAATATTACTAGCGGTGACTATTTCCAAGTCACAAATATCTCTTCGACTGGTTTCTCAGTGCATTTCAAAAACTCATCAAATGCCAGTATAAATAGAAATTTTAACTTTTCTGCTGTAGGATTTGGTAAAGGTGTTTAAATAATGGCAAGAACAGACACTACAGGCGGCAATGGCTATGTCATAGATAATGGCACAGGTGTACAAGTCCGCACAAAATTAAATCAAATAACAGCAGCGATAAACTCTTTAAACAGTGGCTCTGGCGATCCGTCTATAAATACAGCTTTTCAGCCTCATATTGATAGTGATACAAATTTATTGAAGATAAGAAATGGAGCTAACTCGGCTTTTGTTACTCTTGGAAATGTTAGTTTAACTAATTTTGGTTATGCCACACTTACTGGGTCTACATTTACTGGAAAAGTTATTCATAACTATACAAATTCATTAAATATACCAGTTGGAAATACATCACAAAGGGATGGAACACCTGCTGTTGGTATGTTGCGTTATAACAATCAACTTAATCAATTTGAAGGTTATAAAAGCATAGGCTGGGGAGAGATAGGTGGTTCTGGAACTGTTGGAGGTGGTACAGACCAGCTTTTTGTAGAAACAGATCAAAACATGACAACAAATTACGAACTGACAGCAAATAAAAATGGAATGACTATTAGCCCTGTTATAAATAGTGGAGTAACTTTAACTGTGCCAAGCGGTGCAATCCTTGTTATTCTATAGTCATGGCATTAGTTTTTAACGGCACTACTGGTATTTCTGGAGTCGATGGTTCTTCAAGTGCAGCAGCGATAGCTGGTACAGACTCAAACTCTGGTTTATCATTTGCATCTGATACTGTCAATATAAATACAAATGGTTCGATCAAAGCACATTTTGATACAACTGGCAGTGAAATCAACCATAGTGATGGCTTAAGAATTGCAACATTTTCACAAGGGATTGATGTTTATGTATCAGGAAATTCTGGATTAAGAGTCAGGGGTAATGTTGCTGACGTAGATCCTCGTATTGTTTTTAGAAGAAAAAACAATGATGGTAACAACTCAGAGCCAGCAGCGATACAGATGACATATTTTGCTGGAAGTACACATGAAAGTGGTCATTTAGATTTTTTTACAAATGGAGACTCTGGCTCTGCTGCTTTATCTCATAAGTTTCGTATAAGAAATGACGGTGCATTGTTTGGGACTGATACTTCAATAAGTTCTTTATCTGATGAACGCTTGAAAAAAGACATTACAGATTACACTTATGATTTAACAAAATTTAAACAGCTTAGACCAAGAACATTTAATTGGATAAATGAAGATGAACACGTACCAAGTGAAACTACAATAAGAGGTTTTTCTGCTCAAGAGATAGAATCTGTTGATAGTTATTTAATTGACGAAGAAGTACTAATTAATGAAAAAGATAAAGCACTTGTTTCAAGTTCGGATGGTAAAGCTAAAACTTCAAAATTAGGCACAGTTGATGCTATGTATATTTCTGTAATAAACCAGTTGTTAGGTAAGATAGAAACATTAGAAACGAAAGTCGCTGCACTGGAGGCTGCATGAGTTCAATCAAACTAAAACATTCTGGTGGTAATTCTGTTTCAATATCAGCACCAAGTTCAAATCCAGCGTCAGATAAAATAATTACTTTACCTAATAATGAAACTGGTCAGATTATTACTTCTGATAGATCAGGCACTACACTTCAAAGACAATTTAAGTATTTAACGTCAGGTTCACAGTTAGCAAAAGGCGGTGCGATTGCTGAGTTAAATTCAAATTTAAGAATTGATTTTACTCCAAAAGCTGCTGATAGTAATTTGTTAATGGAGTTTTATGCACCTTTTGTTTTTCCTAACTCAACACATTTACAATATTGCCTTTTTTATGACAATACTGCTAGTGCAGGGGTTAGTTTACCACCAGCCAGTGGCTCTAGGTCTAGAGTACACTGGACAAACAGAAATGGTCCAAATGATGTTAACGACAATGATGCTCTAAATATGAGAATAGTTACACCAGCTAGTACTACAAATGCTAGACAATATACAATACATTATGGAACAGAGGGAGGATTAGCACAGTTCTTTCAGTCAACATTATCAACAGCTAGCGGTACTATGCTTCCTATGACTTTTGTAATTACGGAGATTGCAGCATAATGTCAACAATTAAAGTCAACAACATACAAGGCACAGGAGCTAGTACAGCAGCGATAGCTGTTAATGCTTCTGATGGAACGTGTACTGCCAATGTAACTAATAACTTAGGTAATAGAAATTTAATAATTAATGGAGGAATGACTGTTAGTCAAAGATCAACCTCTAGTTCTATAAATGCTAGTTCTACATACAATACTCTTGATCGTTTTGCACCAAGTGTAGATTTACCAAGTGGTGTAAGTAATTTAACAATGTCTCAAATATCTGATGCTCCAACTGGTTTTAGTAATTCTTTAAAAGTAACACCAAACCAAGCAAGAAACGCAGCACTCTCAGGTGCAGATAGATTTTTTCTTACAACACAACTTGAAGCAAAAAGTATTAGAAATAGTGGGTGGAATTATACTGATTCAAATTCTAAATTAACACTGTCATTTTATATAAAGTCAAATTTAACAGGAGTTGTTTCTATAGAAGTTGTAGCTGGTGATTCTCCTAGTTCAACCAATCATTTTCATGGTTCAGTTACTATAAATTCTGCTACTACTTGGGAAAGAAAAACTTTTACTATTATTGGTAATTCTAATTTAGTTTTTAATGATGATACTGGTTCAGGGTTAACTATTGGGATTCATTATGCCGCAGGTCCTACATTTACTGGCGGCACGTTTACTCCAAGTACATGGCAAGATAATACTAGTGGCAATAGATCATCTAGTTCTAATATAGATATTTATAGTAGTGCTGATAATTATGTAGCTCTTACAGGAGTTCAATTAGAGGTTAATGATTTTGCTACTGTGTTCGAGCATAGGTCATTCGGACAGGAACTTGCTTTATGTCAAAGATACTTTTATAAAAACACCACATCTCCTTTAGGACTATTTATTTGTGATGCTGGTGCGCAGTCAAATTCTTATGGTGTTTATAAATTCCCTGTAACAATGAGATCAGCACCTACGGTAACAATAGCCGACAATAATGGTAATACTGATAATAAAGTAACTCAACATGGTGCTGCCCATAATTTATCGGCTTTAGCAACACAAATTCAAATTGATGGTTTTTGTAGAGTCACAAGACAAGGAGCTACATTTGATACTGGTTCTGCTAAACCTATTATTTGTGGGGTCACTGCGGCTGATGCTGAAATTTAAGGAGGTTTTATGACTACTTACACTTACAAATTAGTGAATGTTACAGACTCAATAACAGGTGTAACAAAAGAAGCTGATGTTGTAATTAGATTACCTGATACTGCTGCTGTGCCAAAAGATGATAATAATACTGATTACATTGCATATAAAGAATGGTTAGATGCTGGTAATACACCAGAGGCGGCTGACTAATGGCAATAATAGCTGGCACTTATGATTTTGCTGTTCAAAGAAGGTCAGATCATACTGAACTCTTTAGAATAACTGATGGTAATGACGCAGCGGTAAATTTAACCGGCTTCACAATAGCCGCACAAGTCTGGAATACAGGAACAAGAACAGCCAAATATGCAGACTTTACCGTTGCTTATACAAATAGGTCAAATGGTGAGTTTAGTCTTAGCCTGACTCATGTAGAAACATTACAATTTACACCTGATCAATTATCTTATGATGTTTTACTTTTGAACCCAAGTGGCAAGCGAGAATATTATATTGAGGGTAATATATTTGTAAGTGAAGGCTATACAACCTTATGAGCAACATTAATGTCACTCAAAATAAAAACACTGTTACTGTTAACGGTGAGACAAGAGTTGTTACTGTAAAAGTAGCGGGGCCACAAGGCCCAGCCTTTGCAGCAACTGGAACTTCACTCAATGACTCAAATAAAGTAGATGGGTCAGTTGTGTTTTTCGATTCATCTAGTGGTACATTTAAGGCAGATACCACAACAACAAAGCTTACACTTGTTAATGGAGGAAATTTTTAGGTTATGTCCAACACTATAAGAATTAAAAAGAGAGCAGCTTCTGGAAGTGCTGGTTCTCCTTCAAGTCTTTCTCCTTCAGAGTTAGCATACAATGAAGCCGATAATAAACTTTACTATGGGTTTGGTGATAATGGATCTACCCCACCATCTGCAAGTTCGATTATTGTTATTGGTGGTTCTGGTGGCTTTTTTAATAAAACTGATACAAGAAACGCAAATTTAATATTAGCTGGCCCTACAACTGGATCTGCCGCTGCCCCTACATTTAGGTCACTTGTTGTCGCTGATATTCCAACGCTAACTTCAGCGAAGGTAAGTGACTTCGATACACAAGTTAGAACATCAAGAGTTGACCAGTTAGCAAGTGCAACAAATACAGTCTCAGGAGTTACGCCCACCGCTGATGCTCATTTTGCGACAAAAGGTTATGTAGATGGAGTCAGTCAAGGATTAGATATTAAAGACAGCGTCAAGGTCGCCAGTACAGGGAATCTTACTCTATCTGGTACGCAGACTATAGAGGGTGTTGCGGTTTCTGCTGATGAAAGAGTACTTGTTAAGGATCAGTCAACAGCAAGTCAGAACGGACTGTATCTTTGTAAAGCTAGTACATGGACAAGAACTGATGACTTAGCTGCGGGTGCTGATGCGGCTGGTGCTTTTGCTTTTGTTGAGCAAGGTACTGTTAATGCAGATAATGCTTTTGTTTGTAGTTCTGATAAGGGAAGTGCTGTTGTAGGAACAAACAACCTTACATTTGTTCAATTCTCGGGAGCAGGTCAGATTACCGCAGCAGATGGATTACAAAAATCTGGTAATACTTTATCTGTTGATCTTAAGTCAAATGGTGGACTTGTAATTGAGTCAACTGAAATTGCTGTTGATTTAGCTGCAAGTTCAATAACAGGTACTTTAGCAGTTTCAGACGGTGGTACAGGATCAACCTCTGCCAGTGCTGCCAGAACCGCATTAGGGCTAGTTATAGGAACAAACGTAGAAGCAAAAAGTGCAAAGCTTACTGAGCTTGCGACAATGGCTCAAAATACTGCAAACGCACTCGCTGATCTCACAAGTACAGAAGTTGGTATTTTAGATGGTGCAACTGTAACGACTGCTGAACTGAATCTGCTAGATGGTGGAACTTCTGCTACTTCAACAACTTTGGCAACAGCAGATAGATTTGTTTGTAATGATGCGGGTACAATGAAACAAGTATCTTTGGCTAATCTAGTCACGTTCATTGCCGATGGTTCTACAAGTGGTTATGAAGTTAATGGAGGCACTTACTAAAATTTACTTTTAAGGAGGTGACTCAATGGCTAATACAATCAAACTTAAGCAAGGTTCTGGAAGTGACCCAAGTGCAAGTGATCTTGCTTTAGGCGAACCCGCCATAAGAACCGATACAGGCGAAATATTTTTAAAAAAAGATGATGGTTCTATAGCAAAAGTAGCTGGTGGTATAGATGACGGAGATAAAGGAGATATTGTTGTCAGTAATGATGGTGCAACATTTACTGTTGATGCTGGTGTTATAACAAATGCAAAGGTTTCTGGTAGTGCAGCGATAGATGTAAGTAAATTATCAGGAGTAATGCCTTTAGCTGGCGGTACTTTTTCTGGTGATGTAATTTTTAGTGGTGATGGTACAAATATAACCTTTGATAAATCTGCTGATGATTTGATATTTAATGATGGTGCAAAAGCAGCTTTTGGTACTTCTTCAGATCTACAAATTTATCACGATGGAACAACAAATAGAATTGATGCTGTAAGCGGTAATTTACATATTAAAGGTAGTAATTTATCTTTAAAAAGTTATGCTAATGAAACTTATTTAGATGCAACTGCAAACGGAGCCGTAGAATTATATCATAATGGATCAAAGAAATTTGAAACAACGAGCTACGGAAACCTTAGTGCTACACAAGTAAGAGTTGCTTCTTCTAGTGCATCCGCAGTCGGTTTTTCTGTTGGAGATGCAGGTACTGGATTCTATAATTCAGGTTCAAATGCTATTGGATATTCTGCTAATGGTACACAGAAATGGAATATAAATAGTGCAGGTGATTTAAGACTTGTAGATAGTGTAAAGGTTAATTTTGGAACAAGTGATGACCTACAAATTTATCACGATGGATCTCATTCTCGGATTGTAGATACTGGTACTGGTGATTTAAAGATACAAACTAATAATTTACAATTATTAAATGTTGCTGGTAATGAATATTTTATAAATGCTGCTGAAAATGGAGCCGTAGAATTATATTTTGACGGTACTAAACAGTGTGAAACCAATTCGAATGGAATGAATTGGGCTGATGGTAAACGAGCTTACTTTGGAAATAGTTCAGATCTACAAATTTATCATGACGGAAATCACTCTTTCATTAATGACTCTGGCACTGG